ACCCTTAGCCTCCGCCATCTGGGCGAGGGGGTCCATTTGGCATAGTCGGCGGAACTCCGCTGGCAACATCCCCGCCGCCAGGGCAAGGCTATCACCCTTCAGCCCGAGCGCGGCGGCATCATAAATCGCCTGAAGGCGGGCCTCAGTGGCCTTTAACTCGCGGGGCTCATACGGGAGCGATTTGAACATGTCGCAACAGTACCGTGCGCGTAAGGAATTGACAAGCGATGTGCAGGATCCCCTGCCGGGAGGCCGCGATCTCGAACATCCGTCGAGCCTGTGTGCCGGGGCGGAGATTGCCTTAATGATGCAGCACGATTGTGCCTTCAGCTTCCTCCCGGTCGCTACCAGCGCACCTGGTCAGACACCGCAGCGAGAGCATAGTTGCGCGCGGCGTGTAAGGCAATAGTTGTTTGCTGAAAAAATAAAAAAATTTTTGTGCAACCCCTACGTACCAGGTACAACCCTCGCGCGGGCCGGCCCACCCCCTCAGTTGCAAATGATTCCCGTTTGCATCCAGTCGTCGGCGTGGTGGGCAATGTGGGCACGACCCACGCGGCGCGCGGCGCTCAGCCCGCAGCCCCTCAGCTTGTGGGCAATGTGGGCAATGCGCCGACAAGTCGAGTTGTGGGCAATGTGGGCAATCGGGCCCAAAGTCGAGTTGTGGGTCATGTGGGCAATGTGGTCATCGAAAAAAAATCGGCGCGGCTCCAACGGTGCGAACGCTGCACGCTGTATGCTGTATATCCATACAGTATATTATTTTTCTTAACTATAAACAGAAACCATGACCCACAATGCCCACAACTCCGTCCGCGCCCTATGTTTTCAGGCCTTTGCGCGTGGGCAATCTGCCCGCATTCCATGACCCACAACATGACCCACAATGCCCACAAAATGCTACGCGCTGGAAGCCACTAATATTTGTAAGATAATCCTTGACAGCCTACGCGCGCGCGCTCATGCTAGCGCCCATGTTCAACGCAAACGGAGACGACACGATGAAAAGCTGGATTGCCGACACGCTGTACATTCTCTTACTCACCAGCCCGATTGTTTACATTTTCACGCTGGCAATTCTCAACCTGGTGGGCGCGTAAGCGCCCACCCCTCACCTGGAGCACCACGCCATGACCCGCAACACAATAGAAGCCATCACCTCAGTTCTGCTCGTTTTCGGCATTGCTATCGTTTGGGGCGCTGCCCGTTTGGGGTTTTTCGGCTAACACGGAGACAACACACCATGAAAACAATCCGCGACAAGTTCAAGTTACACCGCAACGGCTGGACAACATCATTTGAGCGGCAATATCACAACGGCATGATCACGGTAACGATTCGCACCGATGCCGGTGAGGTATACGACCGGATTCGGTGCGATGACTACCGCAACGCCATGGACTACTGGCGCGCCTTTAACGGTATCGCCAAGGCGGTGCGCTCATGACCCCACGCCACCGACTCCGCGCCATGCTGGACGGCGCCATCATTCTCTGCGGATTGTCCGCCGTTGCCTTTTTCGCGCTACTCATGTTCGAGCTGGCAATGGCCGCCGTGATCGTTGGCGGCGTACTTGCCGCCGTCGAATACACTCTGTAAGATTATTTCGTTCGATACATTAAACTATAGGAAAATTCGCCATGAAATTCACCATCCCTCACAATACCGTCAAAGCTTTGTTGTTGGCCGCTGGTAAAAACGACACGCGGTACTATCTGAATAGCATCTTGCTAGACGTGCGCCCGTCCGATTCTGTACTGGTTGCAACCGACGGCCATATCATGCTGGCGCTTCCGGTAGCGCCCGACGGTACCGCCGACGATGTGCCTTACACGCCCGGCCAATACATCATTCCCCGCGATCTGCTGGAAACCGTCAAACCGGCCTATAAGGGCGCGGACGTGACCATTGAAATCATCCACCACCCCGTCACGTTCGATGCCATCCGCCCGAATACGCCCGTCAAGCATCCGCCGACGGTGGCGATCCATGCGGGCGGCACTAAACTTACGGGCGCTCTGGTCGATGCTCAGTATCCATACTGGCGCCGTGTCGTGCCGCTCGAAGTGTCGGGCATTGCGTCGCAATTCGACGCCGAATACATTGGCACGTTTGGGAAAATTAACAAGCTGTTAGGATCGAAGTATTCGCCAGCCATTGCCCACAATGGCGCCGTAGACGGCACGGCGGGTGCCGCTCGTGTCCGCTTGGTATGCGGTGTCGGCGTCATCATGCCCATGCGGTATGACAATGCGGCGGCGCTCGACAATCCGTCGTGGCTGGAAACGTCCCCATCCGCGCCCGTAGCGGCCGCTGCCTAACATGGCGAAACGTGCGGCGCCCATGGCCGCACGTCTACGGGTACGACCCGTACTGATGAGCCAATACACTAACCTAAAGGAAACAACGCCATGCAACCATCCATTGAAACGACCACCGGCGCCATGCCCGCGCGTGACCATCTGCGCGAAACCATCCTCGACACGCTCCACGCGTGGATACGCCAGCGCCCAGGCTTAGATCCGCGCAACTATATTTCAGACTGGCGCGACACCGCCGGCCGCGCGGCCTACCGTAGCGACTCGCGCGCCATCACGCGCCAGCTGCGCGACGCGCGCGCCATGCTGCGGTATATCGAGCTGCGGCCGACCATCACGGGCGCCGATCTGCTGGCCGCGCTCAACATGGGCGGGCGCCTGACGTATACGCCGGGTCGCGGGCTCGACTACACCACCGGCCAGTACTGGCCGATGGAGTACCGCGCGGCCGTCTGCCGCGTGCTGTCGGGCGTCATCTGGGACTACCTGCGCGAGGGCATGGCTGACCCCGACGGCGACAAGCTGCGACTCGCCGCGCGGCGCGAGCTGGGGCCGAGCATTGCCCGCCGGTGGTTCCGATGAGCCCGCAACGCTGGGAGGTGCTCACCCTTATTGGCAACCACTGGGAAAACGTCTGGGAGCTCGACGAGCAACCCGAGACGTTCGACAGCTACGGCGACGCCGACGCGGCATTGGCTGAGCACTTGCGCGAGTGCCAATGGGCCGTCGATGCCGGACACCTCGACGACATGCCGACCCGCGACGCGTTCCGCATTGCGCCGCACGTTTCTGACCTTTTGACCGCGTAAACTGTAAACCATAACCAACTGGAGACAATAGACTATGAAAACTGCAACAATCGCCGCCGCACTGGCGGCCACTCTCGCCACGACTGCACACGCCGACGTGTTCGCCACCGGCCCCATGGCCGACGACCGCGACGGGCGCGTGGTGCTCACAACTGAAGTCTGCGCGCAGAAGCTCGACACACTGGCGCTCGGCACCAATAAAAGCGCCCTAGATGGACTGCGCCGCGCGTTCTACTATACGGGCGCGGGCGTGACCAATGAGGGGTGCTGGAAGCATGAGGCGGGCACGGTGCTGCTGGTGTGGCCGACTGAAAACGTCATCCGCCGCCGGCCTATCAAAAATTTCAAGCTAGAAGCTGCCGCCGTGGGCCCGACGTGGGCTAACCTTCGATGATCCGCTGGCTGCGCGGTCTCTGGCGCCGTCTGGAGGCCGCGCACCACTACGAGTGGCGCCGCGTGCCGCCGCCGAACTGGGCGTGCTCACGCCGGCGCTGGGGTGGCGACTATTGGTAGAGGGTAACAGTATGCACAACCTGACAACGCTAGAGGCTATCGAGTTTGAACGCGACATAGGCCGACCGCCTGACCCGCCCGACGACCCCGAGACCATGTACAGAACGCCTGAGCGCGCGCGCTGCACGCTCAGTACGGACGAGCTGCGCGCCATCCTGGGCGAGTACGACGCGGGCCACAGTACGCCTGAGCACGCGCCCGCAGTAGGCGACGCCATCGAGCCCGACCACTACAAGGTCGGCGGCATCGAGACCATCGACTACATGCGCGCTAAGAGTACGCCCGAGGAGTTCGAAGGCTACCTGCGCCTGTCGGCGCTCAAGTACCTGAGCCGCGTCGGGCATAAGAACGGCGACCACGACGCCGCGCGAGCCGAGGAGTATAAAAAAGCGCGTTGGTTCATCGACCGGCTGATACAGGAGATCGACCCATGAGCGCGCCCGTAGACCGTGACGAACTGTCGAGGGTAGTCAAGCTCTACACCGAGGCCGTATACAAGCTGCTGCACTATGAGGCGGCGCTGCACACGATTGCGAACATGAGCCGCGACCAGTGCGAGGACGCGCACGCCATCGCACGGCGCGCGCTAGAGCGGCTGAACGATGGCCAGAGTCGAGCTAACTGAATGGTGGCGGCGGCGGCTGGGCCGATGGATCGACCTTGCGCGCAAGGACGCGCGCCGGCCCCGCTGGCACCGCCCACCGCCGCCCACTACGCGCACCACAGTACGCGCTCGCTACCATCAACTAAAGGCCAAGCAACGTGATCTACTTTCTCTTGACTATCGCCGCCGCCGTGCTGATTGACTGGTTATTTTCCGACCACTGACAACGCGGGCTCGGCGCCTTCGGCCATCCGTCGCAGCTCTGACTTGCCGAGGCTTGCAAACTGCGGGTGAGCGAAAACGTGCTTCTTGGTTGGAAACTCACGCGAGTGCAAGCGCCCACAATCAACCCACCCTGCATCACGCAACGCGTGCATGAGCGCCGCCTGTACAACCTTGACGCCCGACGGCGCGAGGCCTTGCAGACGATCGCAGATGGAGTAGAAGGGCGAGGCGATAACGCCGCGCGCGAAGTCGCCCTGCCGCGTGCGGATCATTTCGACGAGGAACGACTCGGCGGTACTCATGGCCGACTCGATCATAATGAGCTTGGCCTCGGTCATCGGCGGCGCGGCGCCAGGGTTGAAGGCCGACACGTCGCGGGCATCGAGCCACGCGGCAACGGCTTGGAAGCCGCCGGCGTAGTACCAGCTCCAGAGCGCACGCGCCTCGGCGGGCGGCATCCGGTCGGCGTCTGACCAGACGACGAACCAGCGCCGATCGTCTGATGGCAAGCTGATCGCAGCGCGCTCGTTGCTGAACGACACCACCAGTACGCGATTCAGCGCCTCGTAAGGGTGTAAGCCCTTACGATTAACGGTGAGCAGCTCAGGCGGCGCAGCAATGATGGGTTTAAGGCTGTTCTCCAGCGCCCGACGGTCTCGCGCCTCGGCCTGTCGCAGCTCGTTGATGACGATGACCTCGGACTCCAGCGCGTAGCCCCACTGGCTGTTGAGCTCCTCGTTGCGCACCGTGGTGACGTTAACGCGCTGGTCGCCGCCGATAGACCAGAAGAACGGCGCCCAGAGCGTGTCCTTACCGCTGCCAGGCTTGCCGGCGTGCAGTACGGCATGGTTGATCTTTTGGTTGGCGTGCTGGCGCTTGTAGGCCATCACATCGAGCACATGCTCGCGCTCGGCAGGGTCTGGGATCATGCGCTCGGCGTGGGCGAGCCACGGCCCGACATCGCCTGCACTGACAGTAGGTCGAGCGTCGCGCCAGCGGTTGCCGTAGACGACACCGTTACGGCTAACAAGGATGGACTCGCCAGCGGCGAACGTGACGCCTGCGAGCACATGCGCGCCCATGGCCTGACGGTTCTCGTCGTAGCAGACTGACGCCTCGATGCGGCGGTTGTTGTGGATGCTGTGGCACGTCACATGGCGG